CAAGCGGGACCTACTTATGTACATATCCCATATTTGGTAGGAGGAGAGGTATGGATGGGGTACTGCTACGCATTAACCCACATACGACCGGTATAGGACAATGATTGCTTTGTTGAGATTAGTATATAGAGTTAGTTTGGGTAGTCCCCTTCATGGCCCTTAAACAGACCTCTGAAACAATCACCCTCGTGGGTAGCCTTGAAGTTCCAGCCGCTGGCACTTTCACTCAAGATACAATCAATGTACCTTTGTCGGTTCAGCAACAGCAAGTCTTTGTGATCCAAAGCGTAGCCTTCGATTGTGAAAACACCGAAGTTATCACAGGAACGCCAACAGCCATGTTCTTGCAACTTACCTCCTCCTCGGCATCCGGTAGCCTCACTTTGAACAACCTCAATTTCCTTGCTGGATATGACCAACAAATCATTACCGATGGGGCTACCTTTATGCAATACATTGACTCAGAGAACCCTTCTCGTTCTGACTTAGGCGGTGAACCCATTGGGATTCTTTTCACTGACAACCTCTTTTTGGGCGCATCCTCTACCGGCCAAGCAACCGCTCATAACGCCCGTGTGCGTGTGACTGGCTACTACGCAAAGGCAGACACAGCAACTTATGTTGCCGGTGTTGCTTCTGAAAACAGCCAATGAGGCGATCCCTTTGGACCGCAACATGATGCTAACGCCGGATGAGTACATGTCGCTTATGCGACTCATCTCTTCAGAGCGTGAGTCTGAAGGTTCTTCTCTTGCTGATCGAGACGAAACACCATCTCCTCCTGTCAAGAAGAGGTCTCGATCAGCAAGGGCATCAGACAAGAAATTGTCCAGGGCATTCAAAGAAGCAAACGCCAGGTATCGTTTGAAGTCGGGAGCACTACGCAAAGGCCGAACACAGGCAGATATTGCACGCTTGGCGCACAAGTTGCGTAAAAAGATGTGATGTTATGCCAACTGATACCATTTACCAAATGCAATTGAAGGCTCTTAAACAGATCTTGGCTGAAATTAAATCACTCAGAAAAGATTTGAAGAAATAGTTGTACTCGAATCAACTATTGTATACAATAAATTGAACTGCAGTTATTTTTATTGTATACATTAAGTGCCAGGCTTTCATAGATCAATGTCAAGAATTACCTCTTCTTTGCCATCGGACCATTCAACATACCAACCGATTGGGATGAATTTACCATTGACTCGCTTGTATGCGCGTGATTCGTTGGATGGTTCAATAAGCAATGTCCGAGAACTTGCAAGAAGGCTGTTTCTCGTTCTAATAATTTTTAGATATGGGAATGTAATGCGTGCCAATTACTCACTTCCGTTGGTCAATTCTGCCAGGATGACGGCCTTTAGTTGCTCGCTGATGTCCTGACGTGCATGCAAAGACGCCAGGAGTCTCCTGGTGCGTACCTCAGCAAGGGAAAATTCGTCTTCGCCTGCCAGGTACAACCGCAATGCGCGGCAAACTGTGTTCGATTGGTTTCGCTTGGATCGCAGAGCCTCAACCAAACTAACATCAATTGAGTAAGTTCTGTTGACTTTCATTGTTTTACCCTCACCAATTTGAATTCAATGTGACCTTCGATTTCCCAATCACACTTGCAATGCTCTGACCATGGACATCGAAGTGTGATTTTCTCATCATCACCAAAGTCGGAATAGGCAAAATGTTCTTCAGTCATAGACAATTCACTTAATGCATCCCGTTGATTCATGTGATTTGATTCAATGTGATGTCGCATTGCATCAATCAAAGGCTCATACCAAATGGTTTTCATCCAATCAACCCCGTTGTGTTGGGACATCGATGGCATCTTGACACGAAATGGAAGTCATAAGGGCAGTCTTGGGGCTTTATTGAGTGATAAACAGCACCATGAGGGCAGTAAAACGGCTGTTTGCACTGTGAGCATTGTACGCACATATGTAGACTCAAGCGGGACCTACTTATGTACATATCCCATATTTGGTAGGAGGAGAGGTATGGATGGGGTACTGCTACGCATTAACCCACATACGACCGGTATAGGACAATGATTGCTTTGTTGAGATTAGTATATAGAGTTAGTTTGGGTAG